TAAATCAAGCTAATATGGGAGCTGCTTCACAAGGAGCGTTTGGTGGTTCAGGTACAGGAATTATGAATGCAGAATTATTAGGAGGAAAGTCACAAGCTATTGGGGAGTCATTAGCTGCCGGTTATGGAAGTGCAATGAACATGGCAAGGGGAGATTTTGAAAATCAAATGACACGTTATGGTGCTGGTGCAGGAATGTATGGAAACATGGCTGGACAAACACAGCAAATGCAACAACAAGACGTGGCATCATTGATGGGCGCAGGATCTGTTATGCAACAGAACACACAACAAGGACTAGATGCTAACTACCAAGCTTACTTACAAAATAGACAAGATCCATATCAACGATTTGGATTTATGAGTGACATATTTAGAGGAGTACCATCTGGGCAAATGACAACTACGATGGGAACTGCTCCCGTAACAAATCCTTTATCCCAAGCATTGGGTGCAGGTATTTTTGGAGCAGGAATAGCATCGGGTTATCAAAACGTATAGGAGTTTAAATGGTTTCGTACCTACGACCTCTCTTTAAAGTTGGTTACAACGCTCTACGATCACAGTATGGCAAAGGAACACCACGTGTGTTTGAAAACTTTAATGAATCAGCAAGAGAAGTATTTAAAAATCCTTACATAAAAAATTATTTAGATGCGGCATCTAACAAACAAGGAATTGTACGTACAGCTGCTGCTACATCATTACCTTTTATGGCATATGATGAGATAACAGAATTACTTCCAGAAAGAGTACAAGAATCTACAAAAATAGAAGCATCAAATAGAACTAAAGATGGTCCAGTGGACATGCCACCTAATGTTATTAAAAAACCAAAGATCATTAATACTACAGAAGTTAAAAAAGAAGATGCTAATAAAGAATTAAATAATTTAGAAACAGATTTTAATAACCAGTTTGATGGTACAGGAACTAACACCGCTTCTACAAACAGGGCAACAGTTGATGCAACGAATTCTGAAGGTACTGATACTATTGAAAGTGACGCGGTAACACGTGTTAAAGCATACAAAGATATTGTTCGTCAATTTATAGGTAGTGGAGATCAAAGTGCACGAATGCAAAAACAAGCATTACTTATGAATGTTGGTGGTATGTTAATGGCTGGTAAATCTAAAGACCCAGGCCTAGCAGGATTCACCGAAATTATAGGGCAAACAGCTATGGCTACAGCACCAATGTTATTTCAAATGGGAGTTGAACAAGGTAAAGCGGATAGAGAAATAGGACAAGCTGCATTACAATTATACATGGAAGATTTAAATGATCAAGATGATCGTAGTGGTGACTTTACTGCTGTGTGGCAAAATGAATATGAGCGTGATAACAACGGTGAGATTATTTTTGATCCATATACTGGTGTTCCTAAAGTTTCAGGAAAAAAATTAATAAGCCAGTTCCGTGCTAACAGTGACGAGATGAATTGGTTCTTGGATCAAAACAATGAACTTGGTTTTCCTCGTTATACGTTCCAACCATCAAGCGCCACGGGCCCAGGTCTTTTTGGGTTAACTGGTTCTCAATCTGGTGGAGCAGTATTAATGTCAGATGCTGCTAAAGATTCAATGATTAAATTTGCTGACTATACTAGACGTGGTTTGATACCAATGGCACAAATGATTATGCCAATGATGATTGAAAACCGTGACAGTTTAATTGGTTACAAAGGATTTCTAGGAAGAAACGTAGGTCCTACTGCTTTCTTAGCAAGCGAAGCTGTTAAAGGATTAAAAGCAGGGTTTGGAGAAAATTCTATTACACAACTTGGCGATGAGTCATTTCAAGTTAATCGAAACAGTGAGCTTGGTAAATTTTATAATCAAATATTAGGAAGTAGCCCTGACGGACAAGCTTACGATCAAGTAGGTGAGGGTATGTCGTTTGCTGTACTAGAAGCGCCAACTGATGGTGCTTTTGTAAATATACCAGGTCTTGGTGAAATGCCAGTCTTTGTAGATACAGGTGGTAAATACGGTGTGCGTGGAGCTCAGTACTTAACTAGATCTAATTTAGAAAAAGTTTTATTTGATCCACGTAAAGGTCAATTAGAAATTTTTGAAACAACTTTAGGTTTAATGTTGGCAAGAAACAGACAGCCAACAGGTCGTATGTTAGCAGACGTTCTTCGAAGATCATTTGAAGAAACATCTATGACATCCTTGATGGGTAAATCCAACATGCCTGAATATGTTATTGGTAAATACGTCAGTATTTATAATGAATTATATACTAACATGAGCCAAGCCTTAAACTTAGCTGGATATGTATCAAGTGAAGCTGAAAAAACTAATGCTTCTCAAATAGTATCACCAGGAGCATTTGAAATTCCTGGCATAGAAAACTTTTATAATTCTTATTACAATTTAAGAGCGAATGATCCAGCCTACTCAGTTGCTGGTTACAATATTGAAGGTGTTAACGTTCCACAATATCCTGATTGGAATGGTGGTAACGGTGCAGTAGTATATCAAGATAACCTTGAAACAAATCAAAACACAGAGAGTGTGTTTGATAAATGGAATAACATATTTGATGAGTAATGGCTGAAGCAGATAATAAAAGAATAAAAAAATATCAAGAAAGTGTTTTTGGTAATATGCCAAGTGATCAAGGTCCAACAGATAAAAAATTTGTCACTACATCTAAAACTGGTATTCCTATTACAGAATCACAAGATATAATTCAAGGCAATCAACCATATGCTACTGATTTACTTTTAGCTCCTTTTCAAGTTGTAGGTAATGCTCTAATGCCAGGTCAACCTTTTGGTCAAAAAAATCAATGGTTACAAAATGAAGAACAAAAAAAGATTTATGAAGCTAAAGTTATGGAGTCGCAAGCTTACACGGCACGTAAGGAACAAGTACGATCACAACTAGCAACAATATTTGATAAAGCAGATAAACGTTTTAAAGAAACAGGTGATGAAAAATATCATCAAATGGCAATGCAAGCTAAGAATGAAATCTTTGCAGCTGCAGGTTTTACCGATGGTGATTTTTTACCTGTAGGACCAGAAACATATAGACAGTATGATGAGTTTGGTTTGTTTACTAATCAACCTAATCCTTATCCAATGGTAAATGCGCTTGGTGAAGGAGTTATAGGAACAGTAGGTGGTGTTAAAGGATTTAACATGACTAAACCTGGATTTGGTTTAGTTAAAAAAGTAGCTGAAGGCATGGCTAAAGGTTTTGTCAAAGGTAAAGGTGGATGGGCAACACGTGCATTGAGTAGTATTATATATGGAGGTGCAGCTGTAGCTGCAGCTGACTTTGGTTATGAAGCAGTGCTTGATACAATGGACCGTGCAGGAAAAGCAAAAGCATATCTTGCAATGGAACCTGAGGAAAGAAGCGGTGCTGTAGATGCAGAAATGAATACGCTTTTAGATAAAGCTTTAAGACCTGTTGATATGATATTAGCACAAGCACCAGACGCTTTAACATTTGGTGCAGAAGGAATTAATAGGCCTAAACTAGGGGAAAGAACACAAGCAGCTATTGACGAGGGATTATTTGATGCAGGAATTAGTACTGCTTTCTTTGGTATACGTCCTTTGTATCTAGGTTTAAAAGCAATAGGTGGTTCTTTGGCTGGTTTAAAAGCAGCTTCTCCATCTTCAAAAGTTTTTGGTAAAGAAATGGAAGATCCAATAGCTAAAGAAATGTTTAAAGATTTTGGTTCTCCAACACCACAAGAAATTGTAGCAGCTGAACAACGTTTAATAAAATTTGATCCTAAAAATCCTATGGTAGTTGGTGCTGGTGGACGTGCATTACTTCCGTTTGGAAATATAAAATCTATTCCTGCTAAAGAAGAAGTACAAATGAACATACCAGTTATTGGTAAAGCATTTAGTCATATTATAAACAGTAAAGCATTTAATTGGTTAGGCCCTGCAAATAATAGAAGCAAATCTTTTGTTCCAGGTGATACACCGTTAGATGAAATAGCTGGAACTACCCTTCCTCGTTTCTCCGTAGCTGGTCGTCCATACATTGGAGCGTTTGTAAATGCATTTCAACGTGTACCTGCATTTGGTGGTCCTATCAGAGCTGGTATACAAGTAGCTGGTGAAGCTCAAAAAGTTAGAGCAATGGAAATGCTTGGAAGATTTGCCCCTTACGTTACGACAGCTGACATGGGTGTTGATTATATTAAGTTGGCAGGAAAAACAGCTCAAGGATTTAGAAAGCAAGCAGTTAAATATGACAAAGAAATTTTAGAAGCAGCAAAGAGTGCAGGCGCTATTGTAGATAAAACACAATTAGTTAACACTGCTAAAGAAATTTTATTTCGTTATAGTAAAATGGGAATGGATGAACAAAGAAAGTATGGAGCGTTTGCTAGATTTTTAAACAAAGAAATTTTACAAGCACCAGAAAACTTTGTCCCAGGCACACAATTATTAGCACAAAATAAAATTAAAATTGGTGACATGTATGCATTGAAAAAAACATTAGATAGTAACTATCAAAACTGGGCAAAGAGTCCTGACATAGGAACCATGGGTGATGATATTAATTTATTATACAAAGCATTTGAAACAGATGTAGGTAGCCTATCAAAAACACCTTATGCTAATGTATCAAAACTTTGGGCAGAGTATGAGCAATTCCTATCAAATGGTATGCTTTTGTTTGGTACAAATGTCGGAAAAAATTTAGCAAATGTAAAACGTTTTGGTTTTAATGTGGCAGTAGGGGAGAGCCCAGCTAATGCTAGTAAAAATTTATGGAATGTTTTAGCTAAGTCAACTGACACTGGTGCATTTGTTCCAGATAATCTTTTAGCTTTAAAAAATATTGTAGGAGAACAAGCATACAGTTCTGGTTTAGGTCATTACATAACAAATATTATAAAAAAATCTGTGTCCGATGTAGAAGGTATTCAATATATAAATCCAGATTTATTAGCAGCAGGAATGGGAATTGGTAAAAGTGGTTCTCCAATACAAGAACTATTTAAAAAAGCTTTACCTGGTCCAACTGTTCCAGAATATAAAATATTTAATGGAGCAAAAAACAGATGGGAAAATTGGTATGAAGATTTATGGGGAAAGATTCCAAGTAATATACCAAGGTCGGAAGTAAAAGCTGTTACAAGTAGTCTTCCTACGTACAAAGATTTTGAAGATTTAAATTTAGTATTAGATCGTATCTTTAAATATGGAATGCCTAATCAAAGTACATTCCTTGCACGTTCAACTGTCCTTCAAGGACCTGTGGGTGCAATGAAATCTAGTTCACCAGCTGCAGGTATGTTAACCGCTTATGGTACATCAACCGCAGCCGGAGCAGTGGCACCTATTTTAGCAATGGCACCTTTCTTTGGCTTTCGTTATCTAGGTAAGATTGTAACAAACCGTATTCGTATGCGTAACTGGAAAAATGCTATGGATGACACATTACCTTTAGTTCTTCGAACAAGAAACTTGGAACGATTAATTCAAGAAATGCCAGACGAGTATGAAGAATGGTATGCTACAGTAAAAGACATGGAGTCAGCTAACCGTAAAAGAAACATGATGAATTTAAATAACAATGCAATGAAAAATATGCAACAAGGTGTTAGTGATGCTATACCAGGTATATTACAAGGCGTAGGAAATACTATAGATGCAATACCTGCACCTCTTAGACAACCTGTAACAGAAACAATAAAAGAATCTATAACACCAGAACCGCAAACATATCAAGATGGCACCGCTGCTTATACAAGTGGTGGAGGTAGCACTGGATCCGCTATAACAGGAAGCAACGTTATGAATTCAAATGCAGCTGCGTCTTTGTATACAGGCAACACGGACCAAGCACTTGCTAATCAATATAGCATGAACGATGGTGGCGCTGTTGAATTAAATCCAATTATGGGTAATGATGGAAAGTTTACAAAACCACAAAAACAAATAAATGATAATCCATTTACTAAGAAAGGAATGATGTCATGAGCATGAAAGATTACTTTGCTATTGCAGGAGCTTTGTTGGCGCTTGGTGTAGCATGGGGTATGACAAATCAAAAAGTAGCTGCCATGGAAAAAGACATGGACCGTATGGAAGAAGCGTTAATGATGTTTACACAAATTGAAGTACGAATAGCTGTTATGGAAACAGAACTTAAAAATATAAATAAAAAATTAGATAGGAAAAAATAATGAATTATAGTAAACTTTTAGAGTCAGTGAAAAAACACGAAGGGTTTCGAGATACCGTTTATTTAGATACCCTAAATAAAAGAACCGTGGGCTACGGCCATCTGTGTGTAGAAGATCATTGGGAAGATGGTAAAAAATATGACAAAGAATATTTAGAAGACATACTAGAAAAAGATCTACAATCAGCAATTGATCAAACACATGACATGTGTGCAAATTTAAAAATTAGTGATGATGCAAAAACTCTAATTTGTGAAATGATTTTTCAGCTTGGGGGGACAGGAGTTTCCAAGTTCCGAAAAATGTGGGCAGCGCTTCAAGAGGATCCACCCAATTATTTTGAAGCGCATGTCCAAATGCTTGATTCACGTTGGGCAAAACAGACACCAAACCGCGCGAGCGAGATGGCAGAACAAATGCAGAACTGTAAATAACTATGGGAGAAGGACACGGTCACACTCATGAAGCTAAAGGTCCTGGGAAAAAAAGAAAGAAATTTTCTTCATTAGTTCCTGCTCCTGTCAATGTAGAAGATATTTTAGATCAAACTCTTTTAAACACTGATGATTTAGAGGGAGTTTATGATTATTTAAGTGATTTAAAAGCACCTTATGGTTTTATACCTTCCTACTTTAATTATTTAAGTGAAGATCAAGTATTAGATTCTAGTAACTTTCCTGTTTTTAATGATCCAAATTACTTACCTGGTTTAAACCCAAATCACATGGGTTTTATTCCAGCTAATCAAGTTGACGCTCCTAATCCTATTCTTGGTGAAGGATTCACTAAAGAGGAAGCTCTTCAATTTTTTCAAGACGAGTATGACGAAAACAATCTTGGAGAAATGTCTCAAGACGAAATAGATTATGTTACTAGTATGTACAAAACTGATAATCCAAGTGAAATAGTTAATTGGAGCACGGGACCTAAATACGATGAAGACATACCTATGATGGATTATCTTGCAGAAATAACTGATAGTCCTGAATTGGCATTAGGTAAAGGATTTTTTCCAGTAAGAAATTACCCTCAAATTGCTTTAGATTATTTACGTGAATACATTGATTCTGGAGCTACCATAGAAGACATTCAAGATTATGATGGTGATGCTGCTGGTTTATTTAGAACAGGATATGATGATAATCCTTTAGGAACAATACAACTTGATCCATACCATGCATCGGACACGGCGACTACAGCTAATATTATAGGTCATGAAGGTTTACATGGAGCAGTTCATAGATATCCATTTTTATTAGAAACTTCACCTTATCCTTACGCAGGAGAAACAAAACAACCTTTTAATATGCAAATGGCAAACAAGTATGATCCAGGAAAAAATTACATGTATAACAGACATTTTTCTAGTAAGGCACCTTTTCATCCAGCTATTCACGGAATTGATGAAACTTTTTTTGGTGGTCACGGTCAACCAAGTAGCATGTTAGATCGTACTAATGACATTAATCCTCAAAATATTGCTAATGCTGATTTTCTAATGAATTATAATGCTCAAAAAGATTATGACATAGGAACTTCTTATGGGCTTAACATGGATGAAATTAAAAGTAGTTACACACCTCCACAACCTTCTGTGGGAATAACATCTTTACCAAGTGGTAATCCTCATTTAGATTATTAATGGCTGGAGCAGGAATACTAAAATTAGCGGCTAAAATGTTAGCTAAAAAATTAGCTAGAAAGAAAAAAAACATAGTGCAGGGAAACTATTGGGAAAGTTCCATAGGTGATCAATCAAGGTTACCGGAAGGTATTGAATTTTTAAGAGGATATGCCAGACGTCAACCTATGGAAAGTTACATGGCAAAAGGAAATTTAACTCCAGAAGATTTAGCAGCTTTACCTACACATGTTGATACAATTCCTTTGCGAAACACTATTAAAACAGGAAAGGGAAAAATAAAAAATCTTTTTAGAGGAGAAACATTATTTCCTGATGAGCAATATATTTCTAAAACAGGTTTAACACAAGGTAAAAAACCTGGACAATGGTGGTCAGCTGAACCTTTTGAAGCAGCACATTATGCTATTAGACCTTCTAAAGGGATTATGGGATCTGATATTGCTAATCCTGGTGTAATTAGAAGAATGAAAATAAATCAAAATATAGAAGACATGGGATCAATGAGAAGTCCTTCAACTGGCATGACTCATTTTCACCCACCACAAGATAAAATGGACAGTGCTAAAATTTCTATGTTTTATTCTGTAGTAAATAGACTTCGAGAAATGGGTTTAAAAGATTCACAGATATTTAAATACATTGGACAAATAATGAAAAAGAAAGACGCTGCTGGTAACAGAGATTACATGTTATATAATAGTGGTGGAAAAGTATAAAATATGCTATAAGCATATGTGCAATTAGTAAAGAAATATAATTACGCAGAACTTAAAAGACAGGATGGTGATTCCCGTTTATATCTTACACCTGATGGTGAAAGCTTACCATCTGTTACTACTGTCTTAAATAAAACAAAAGATAAATCATTTTTAAAACAATGGCGTGCAAAAGTTGGAGAGGCAGCAGCTGAAAAAATTATATCTGACGCTGGTAAGATTGGAACCGCGCTCCACCTATATATAGAACGTTTAGTGAACGAAGAAAAGTACTTAGATCTTACGGACATAGGAATACAGGCAGAAAAAATGGCAAAGAAAATAATTGAAGAAGCTGGTGCTGATATAACCGATGTATACGGCTCAGAAGTTCATTTATATTATCCAAATAAATATGCTGGTACAGCGGACATGATTGCTTTGTATAAAGGTAAACCAACAATTATAGATTTTAAACAAACCAATAGACCAAAGAAGCGTGAGTGGATACAAGACTACCTCATGCAACTAGCTGCATACGCCCAGGCACACAACGCTTTATTTAATACAGAAATTGAACAAGGTGTAGTTCTTATGTGTTCAAGAGATTTAACGTTTCAACGTTTTGAACTAACAGGAGAAAAGTTTACAAGAGCTTCTGATGCTTTTATGAAAAAATTAGATTTATATAATCAATCAATACTTTAAATCCACCTAGCTAATTCTTCTCCGTTTATTTCTCTAGCAATATTAACTTTGTTTCTAAGTGCTTTAATTATTTTTTCATCAACAGTGCCTTTGGCAACTAAATCAATATATAATACTTTATTTTTCTGACCTATTCTATGTGCACGGTCTTCTGATTGTATTCTTTTTTCTAAATCATAATTGTTAGAATAATAAATAACGGTGCTAGCTTCTGTTAATGTAATTCCGTAGCCACCAGTTTGCGTGTTACCTATAAAAAACCGCACTGGATTTTCTGGATCTTGAAACTTTTTTATACATGCCTGTCTATCCTCTTGTTTAGTTCCACCATAATAAGTGCAAGATGATTGTGGGCCAAATTCTTCATTAACCGCTTTTTGTATAGACATAATGTCATGAATGTAATTAGCCCAAATAATTACTTTTCCTGTAGTCTCACCTAATATTTGCATAAGTTCGTTAAGACGGTTATTTTTTAACTGCACAGTTTCACCTTCATCAGTTTTCATATGCCCACATGTGATTTGATGTAGTCTAATTAATTGTGTTAAAACATTGACAGCTGTAAGAGTTTCGCCAGTGTGCAACATTGTCATAGCGGTAGACTTCATTTCACTATATGCTTTGTGTTGCTCATCTGTTAATTCTACCGGACGTTTAGTAAATATTTTATCAGGTAGATCTAAACAATCTTTTTTAAGAATACGGTAAGAATGTGGCGACACTAACTGCCCTAATTGTGCCAAGTTTTTAAATTTAACTATTTTTTGATACTTGTGTGTTCCACCTGCAGCATTTGCTGTAATGACCACGGCGTACCGGGTTCTAAATGCATAATAA